GCGGCTCGTTTCCTGCCGGATGGTGCGCCGCCAGTTGGGCGAAAGCGACAGCGAGGGCGGCGTCAGCTTCCCCATGGGGGCCACCCAGGGCACCGCCACCGCGCTGGGCTACTCCCAGAGCTGGACCATGAGCGGCGGCTCTTCCGGGGAGCTGTATCTTTCCAAACTGGAAAAGAAGCTGCTGGGCGTGGGCAGCCGCGTGGGGGCCCGCAGCCCGCTGGAGGACTTATGTTGAAAGGCATCGACATCACCCTGTACGAAAAGACCCAGTCCGGCACCGACGAGGCCGACGCCCCGGTCTACACCGAAACGCCGGTCACCGTGCACAACGTGCTGGTGGGCGAACCCTCCGCCGAGGAAATCACCACCGAACTGCAGCTGACCGGCCGGCGGCTGGCTTACACGCTGGCCATCCCCAAGGGCGACGCCCACGACTGGAACGACGTGCAGGTGGAGTTCTTTGGCCAGCGCTTTCGAACCTGCGGTGGCGTCGTGCAGGGCATCGAACGCATGATCCCCCTGTGCTGGAACAAGAAAGTGCAGGTGGTGCGCTACGAGTAAAGTCCGTTTCGAGTTGAACCGCGCCGGGGTGCGCGCCCTGATGCGCAGCCCCAAGATGCAGACCGTGCTGAAAGCGCGGGCCGACACCGTGAAAGACCGCTGTGGCGACGGGTACGAGGCCTATGTGGCCCAGACCCGCGCCGTGGCCGTGGTGGAGACCGCCACCCGGCAGGCCGCCGACGACAATTCCACCAACAACACCCTGCTCAAAGCCACATCAGCCAGCCGGAAGGGCGCGACCGTGCACGAGCACAAACGCCACTTGAAGGACGGCAGGGTCATCACCGTAAGGAGCTACCAGAGGAAGAAATGATCGAAGAAACCATCCGCAGCTTTCTGGCCGAGCGGCTGGACGTGCCGGTGCGGCTGAGCGTGCCAACACCGGCCCCCGCCCGCTTCGTGGCGGTGGAAAAGACCGGCTCCGGCTATGAGGACGGCATCTACAGCGCCACCATCGCGGTGCAGTCCTACGGGCCCGCCGCCACCAGCCACGACGGCACCCTGGATGCGGCCAAGCTCAACGAGCTTGTCAAGGCCGCCATGCAGGACGCCGACAACCTGCCGCAGCTTGTGCGCTGCGACCTTTATTCCGACTACAATTTCCCCGACACCACCCGAAAACGACCCCGCTATCAGGCCGTTTTCGGCGTGGTGCATTACTGATTGAAAGGAGCCTTTTTTATGGCAGATGCAAAGAACGTGACCGCTGCAAAGCCCAAGGTGGGCGGTGCCGTCTGGCGTGCACCGCTGGGCACCACCCTGCCCACCGACGCCAAGACCGCGCTGGACAAGGCATTCAAGAGCCTGGGCTATATCTCCAGCGACGGCCTGACCAACGCAAACTCCCCCTCCAGCGAGAACACCACCGCCTGGGGCGGTGACACCGTGCTGACCCAGCAGACCGAGAAGCCGGACACCTTCGCTTTCACCCTGCTGGAATCCCTGAACCCTGACGTGCTGAAGGCCGTGTACGGTGACGACAACGTCACCGGCGACCTGACCACCGGCATCACGGTCAAGGCCAACTCCAAAGAACAGAAGGACTGCTGCTGGGTGGTGGAGATGATCATGAAGGACGAGGTGAACAAGCGCATCGTCATCCCGGACGCCGCCGTCACCTCGGTGGGCGACATCACCTATTCCAACGGTGCCGTGGGCTACAACACCACCCTGACCGCCGTGCCGGACACTTCCGGCAACACCCACTACGAGTACATCACCGCCAAGGGCGTGTAAGGAGGGTCTAACATGATCACTGCAAAAACCAACGACGGCTTTGAAATTGAGCTGAGCGAGGACGCACTGGACGACGCCGAGTTGCTGGACGCCCTGGGCGGCATGCAGGACGGCAACGTCTTTGACATGAGCCGCCTGACCCTGCGCCTGCTGGGCAAGGAGGGCCGGAAGAAGCTGTACGACCACCTGCGCACCCCGGATGGCCGTGTGCCGGTGTCCAAGGTGGCGGACGCTCTGGGCGAGCTGATGAACAGCTTCACGGCCGGAAAAAACTCTGCATCCTCGTCCAACTGATCGCATCGGACGAGGACGCCCTGATCTGCGATTTTGCCCAGTATTACCATGTGCTGGACTGGCGTGCCCTGCCGCTGCGTCTGGCCGCCACCCTGGCCGCAGGCCTGCCGGAAACAAGCCGCAGCCTGCGCAAGGCGGCAGGCCGCACGGTGGACTTTGAGACGGAACTGCTGGCCTACGCCGCCGACCGCCTGACCCAGGTGCTCTGGTGGCTGCACAACGACACGTCCAAGCCGCCCTCCGTGCTGGCCGACCTGTGCGGCGAGGCGGACACCAGCAACGTGCAGTGCTACGCCAGCGCAGAAGAATTTGACGCCGCCCTTGCGGCGCTGAAAGGAGGTTGACACCATGGCGGACGGAATCGAACTGGGCAAGGCGTATGTCCAGATCGTGCCCTCGGCGCAGGGCATCAAAAGCGCCCTGACCGAGATGTTTGACGAAGAGACCGAAGGCCTTGGCGAGCAGACCGGGCAGAGCATCGGCCAGAAACTGGTCGGCACCCTGAAGAAAGTGATCGCGGCGGCCGGCATCGGCAAGATCATCTCGGATTCCATCAACATGGGCGGTGCCCTGCAGCAGAGCCTTGGCGGCGTGGAAACGCTGTTCAAGGACAGTGCCGACACGGTCAAGGAGTACGCCGCGCAGGCATACCGGACCGTGGGGCTTTCGGCCAACGACTACATGGAGCAGACCACCAGCTTTGCGGCCAGCCTGCTGTCCAGCGTCAGCCAGGACACCAACGCCGCCGCCCAGCTTGCCAACATGGCCATGGTGGATATGGCCGACAACGCCAACAAGATGGGCACGGATATGCAGGATATCCAGAACGCCTATCAGGGCTTTGCCAAGCAGAATTACACCATGCTGGACAACCTCAAGCTCGGCTACGGCGGCACACAGGCCGAGATGCAGCGGATGCTGAACGACGCCACCAAGATCTCCGGCGTGAAGTATGACCTCGGCAATCTGGCCGACATGTACAGCGCCATCCACATCATCCAGCAGGAAATGGACATCACCGGCACCACCGCCAAGGAAGCCGCCACCACCCTGACCGGCAGCTTTGCCGCCATGAAGGCAGCGGCGGAAAACGTGATGGGCAACTGGTCCACCGGTGCCGATCTGACGGAACCGCTGCAGGCGCTGGCCGACACGGCACAGACCTTCCTTGTGGACAATCTGCTGCCCATGATCGGCAATGTACTGGCAGGCATTCCGGAAATCGTTTACAGCCTTGTGCCGGAGCTCCTGCAGACCGGCACCGAGCTGCTCAGCTCCCTGGCACAGGGCTTCACCGAGGGCATCCCGGAGTTCTTCTCCACTGCTCTGCCGCAGCTGCTGGCCTTTACAGACCAGCTGCGGGACAACGCGGCCAGCTTTGTGGACGCCGGTCTGAACCTTATCACCCAGCTGCTCAACGGCCTGATCGCCGGTCTGCCGGATCTGATCGCCTATGTGCCCGACATCATCATCAACATCTGCGGGGTCATCAACGATAACATGCCCAAGATCCTGGCGCAGGGCGTGTCCATCATCGTGCAGCTGATCGCCGGTCTTGTACAGACCGTGCCCAGTCTGCTGGCCAACTGGAAAAAGATCCTGGAGGCGGTGCTGTCGGTCATCTCGGCCATCAACTGGCTGAACATCGGCAAAAACATCCTCACTGGTGTGGCAAACGGCGTCAAGAGCATGGGTTCCAGCATGCTGAATGCCTTCAAGGGCGGATTTTCCAGCGCACTGAACTGGATCAAGAGCCTGCCCTCGCAGGCCGTGCAGTGGGGCAAGAACCTGATCCAGAGCTTCATCAACGGCCTCACCGGCAAAGGCGGTGCGGTTGGTGCAGGAGCCATCGCAGCCACCGCCGGTGCCACCATTGCTAAAACCGCCAGCGGGAACGACTGGTCCTCCGTCTGGGCGGACGCCAACGCCGACGTGGCCGACAGCGCCCAGTCCATGGCGGAGGTGGTCGTCCCGGCCTATACCAAGTCCGGGGACGCCGCCACCAAGGCGGCCAAAAAGACCAAGGCCGCCGCACAGGCCACCGAGACCCTGCTGTGGTCCCTGCAGGACGTCGGCACCAGCGTTTCTCAGAATGCTCTGGGCAAGGTCACGACCCAGACAGTGGAGCTGACCGAGCACCTGAAAAAGGGCTCTGAAGAGTACGACCGCCTGACCAAGACTGTGACCGAATCCGGTAAGGAAATGGTCAACGGTGTGGCCAAGAACTACAAGACCGTCACCAAGTATGTGACCGAAAACGGCAAGACCACCGCCCAGACCCAGAAGGTCTACGAGGAAATTGCCGCCACTGTAGCCAAGACCGTTACGTCTACAACGGATTCCGTGGTCAACGGCATTGCCACCAGCACCAAGACCATCACCGAGACCCTGACCGACAAAACCACGACCCAGAAACAGGTCATCACCGAGACCTGCAACGACATCGTGGACGGAGCGCTTGTCACAGTGCAGCGGGTCAAGACCATTGCCGCCGATGGTGTCCCGCAGATCACCGAGGAGATCAAGAAAGCCTCTGCCAATAGCTTTGACGGCCTTGTCAAGGGCTGGCAGGACGAAGCCGACAAGGGCGTGGTGGGTACCTTCAGCACGCTGGTGACTGCTGTGAAGAAGCAGGACTGGCAGTCTGTCGGCGAATGGGTGCTGTCCACCCTGTACAACGGCCTTGCCCCGCAGGCAAAGCAGCTCATTGACGACTTCGGCAAGAACCTGATCCAGCAGGTCAACGGCTTGCTGGGCAAGGGGGTCAGTGCCGTCTCCAACGGCCTGTGGGATATGGGCGGCGACCTTGCCAAGGGCCTGACCAGCGGTTTTGCGGACGTGCTCACGCAGGCGCAGGGCCTTGGCACCACCCTCACCGGCATCTTTCAGGGGCTGAAAGGCCCGCTCACTGCGGCTGCCGCTGCCATCAGCACCGGCCTGAAGGGTGGACTGATCTCCAGCTTCCCGGAGATTTTGGCCTCCATGGGCACCCTGATCGGCTCCATCGGCAGCGCCTTTGTGGGGATGCTGGAAGCCGTCGCGGCGGCACTGTTCCCCACCGGATTCGGTGCCCCGCAGGCGCTGCTCATGATCGCGGCAGGCGTGGCCCTGACCGCTGCCATTGCGGCCATCGTGGCCGGCGTCGGCGGCGCGTTCAAGCGCAAGACCACGCCCGGCATCTCCGGCGGCACTTCCGGCAGCAGCACGACCTCCACGGCATCCGGCTCCCTGTGGGATTACGAGAAGCGCGCCCCGCTGCCGCAGCGCACCCAGCGGCCCAACATCGAGGTCAACCAGTACATTTACAGCAAAGCGCAGACGGCTGCTGACCTGATGCGCGAGGCACAGTACGAGCAGGAAAGGGCGGTGCTGCAGGGTGTTTGACGCGATCTTCAAGGCCAGCAACGGCCTGACCTTTTCCTTTGGCTACAAGGCGGGCGTGCTGTGGAGCATCACCCCGCTGGGTGACCTGCCCGTGGATCTGGAGACCAGCCAGGGTTACCAGCAGGTGGGTGCCACCGTGGAGAGCCGGAGCATTTCCGGCGTGACCCGCACGGTCACCGGGCGCATCCTGCGCAATCAGGACTACTGCAAGCGACAATTGCGGGATGTGTTTGCCCCCTACGTCACCGGCCGTTTAACCGTGGCCGGGGCCTACTGGTGCGACGCCGAGGTGCAGCGCACCCCGGACATCAGCGTGTCCGGCCTGTGGCCCACCTTCTCGTTTCAGCTCTACTGCCCGGACCCTTACTGGCACAGCGTGAAGGAGCTCACCGTCTCGACCTTGAGCGTAACACCCACCTTCCGCCTGCCGGTGTGCTACGACGTACACAGCTACGGCGTGCGGGAACAGGCCAACTACCTCCGCATCGCCAACACCGGGCTGGCCACCCAGGACTGGGCTCTGACGCTGGAAGCCCGCGGTCCGGTGGTCAACCCCGGCGTCAAGGACCCGGAGACCGGCGAGTTCCTGCGCTTTGTCACCACCCTGCAGGACGGCGACAAGCTCCGGATGTACCGCGAGAGCGGCCAGCTGAAACTGGAACAGATCATCGACGGCACCGGCTACAACATCATGTCCACGCTGGATGGGAGCAGCACCCTGTGGACTTTGCGCCACGGGACGCAGGCATGGCAGCGCACAGCGGATTCCGGCACGGAATGGCTGTTCCTGACCCTGACCTGCAGCACGGCGTTCTCCACCGTGGTCCTGGAGGTGGGCGGCAATGGCTGAACGGACAAGTACCCTGACCGCAGGCGGGCACAAGAGCATCTGCGTCTATGACGGCCAGCTGAACCTGCTGGCCCGGCTGGAAAGTTGGGTGTCGCTGGTCTGGCCGGAGCGCTACAACGTGTACAGCGGGGTGCAGGGTGCGCAGCTGGAGCTGCACGCCTCCACCGACCTGCAGGCGCTGTGCCGCCCGGACCGGTACCTCTGGCTCACCGGCTCCGACCGCATCATGCGCATCTGCTCGGCGCAGACCGACCGCTCCGAACACAAGCTCGTGATCTCGGCCAGGGACGCCGCCTGCATCCTGGACGAGCGCATCAGCACCCAGACCCTGAGCGGCTTTGCGGTGGAAAGCACCCTGCGCAGCCTTGTGTCCGGTGCGGCTGCATGGCCGGGGCTGGAGCTGGGCGTGCTTGCAGATCTTGCCGACACCTACACCGGCGAGGTAAAGCCCGGCAGCCTGCTCAGCATCGCCGAACAGGTGTGCCAGGAGTTGGACATCGGGTTCCGGGTGCGGTTCGACCAGCAGGCCAAAAAGCTGCTGTTTGAGCTGTACCGCCCGAAGCTGGATCCCAACGCCCGGTATGCGCCCCAGTACGGCAACCTGACCGGCCTGACCTACACTGAGAGCATCACCGACTACAAGAACATCGTGACCGTGGCGGGCGCGGACGGCACCGTCACCGTGGGTGCCACCGGCAACACCGGCTCTGCCCGGCGGGAACTGTATCTGGACGCCTCCAGCAAAAAGAAGGAGGACGGCCAGACGCAGGAGGAATATCTGGCCGCCCTGCGGGCGCTGGGCGAGCAGGAACTCGCCAAGCACACCCGCATCGAAAACTTCCGCTTCACGCCAACGGGCAGCGTCACGGTGGGCAAGGTGGTGGCAGCCAGCCTGCCCGGCACCGACATCCAGGCGGCCGCCCGCATCACCAGCGTGACCCTGAGTTCCCAGAAGGGCGAGAACACGGTCACCACCGAGATCGGCACACCGATCCTCAGGAGGAAACAATGAGCATTATCACTTACCCGCTGAACGGCGTGACCTACGACGCCGAGGACGTGAGCACCTATCTGTGTACCCGCACCTCCGGCGTCTACTCTAAGGACACGAACTACGCCGTCAGCGTCACCGGCGCGCGGCAGATCACCGTAGCCCCCGGCCTTGCATGGATCAACTACGACGACTTCAAGGGCGTCTCGGCCTGCAGCCGGGAGGCGGTCAACCTGATCGTCCCGGACGCCGACAGCACCCTGCCCCGCATCGACCGGGTGGTGCTGAAGTTCGACACCGCAGCCAACCTGACCGCCGTCAAGCTCAAACCCGGCACCCCTGCCGCCGCCCCGGAGCCGCCCGCCATCCTGCAGAACCACAACCAGTACGAGCTGGGCCTGTGCACGGTGAGCGTGCCCGCAGGCTCCTCGGTGATCACTGCCGCCGACATCACCGACACCCGCGCGGACGAGGACGTGTGCGGCCTCATGCGAGACAGCGTCACCGGCATCCCCACGGCCCAGCTGCAGGCGCAGGCGCTGGCCATGATGACCCAGCTGTCCACCGAGCTGCACACCAAACTCGATGCGCTGGACGCCGCCATCGCAGCGGTGGAGAGCGGCAGCTTCTACACCAAGGCCGAGGCCGACCAAAAATTCGGCACGCCTTACAGCCTGCCGCCCGCTACGGCGGACCAGCTGGGCGGCGTGAAAGTGGGCGACTATCTGGACATCGCTGCGGACGGCACCCTCAGCGCCAAAACGCTCAATGACAAGATCGCTGCCGCCGTGGCGG